GTCGTAGTTCGTCGCCGTGAACTTGTCGATGATGGTCGTCACATTGGTCGCGGTGTACTGCGTCGTCTGCGAGGACTCCGCAATCTTGGACGGGATCAGGACTTTGACTTGAACTGCCATGTTGACCTCAACTGAATACGAATCTGACCCGACCGTTTGACCCGGCCACGCCGTCGTTGCCGCCAACTTCAGGGTTGCCGCCGTTACCGCCTGCGCCGCCCGTCAGCGAGTTTACGCCCGCGATGCCTGCCGCGCCCGACTGGTCAAAGGACGCCCCGCCGTTACCGTTGGTATTGGTCGTGTTGCCGCCCGTGGCCGTACCGCCCGTGCCTTGCCGCCCACCGTTGACCCCAAGGCCACCGTAGCCGCCGTTGCCGCCCGTGCAGATCATCTCGTCGATGGTAAACGTCCCAGAGGACGCGGAGGACGTACCCCCTGCGTACCCCACGGGGTTGCCTAGAACGCCTCCAGCGCCTGCTGCGCCGACGCTATAGGCAATGGTCTTGCCGGTGTCCCCGCCGCCGATGGCAATGATGGTCTTGCTATAGGCACCCCCGCCTCCGCCGCCTCCAGGCGCGTCTTGCGGTTCAAACTCGGGGTATCCCGCGTAAGTGACGGTGCCAAAGCCACCGCCGCCTCCCCCGCCCCACACTTCGATGGTGAGCGAGGTAAAGCCTGACGGGATGCTGATAGTGCCCGTGCCTTCGGATAGGTCAAAGACGCCCGCACCGGCCCCGCCGGTCGTGCCTGCAATCGCGGCTGCAAGCGTAGCGCCACCCATTAGGTCAGCCCCGCTCCGCTGATCAGCCACGAGGTCGTGTTGATCTTGACGCAAGTGGCAAGGCCGTTACGCGCCAAGGTACGGGTGCCGGTCGTCGTGCTATTCGCCAGCGTCAGCGTGTCGGTCGTAATGGCAATCGAAAGGCCAACGGTGTTGATGTTGACAAAAATGATAACGGTGCCGATGGGGAACGCTACGGCGCTGTTAGCCGGAATCGTTGCTGTAAGCGCGGTCGCCGTGCCATTACCCATAACCACCGACTTGCCACGATCCGCGAGGACAAGCGTGTAGTTGCTCGTCTGTTCGTTGCGTGGCGCCTCTCGATAGCCGACCGGATAGTTCGTGCTGGCCGTGGCGTTATCAGGAATCTGCGGCGTACCCGTGAAGGTCGGCGAGGCAATCGGCGCGTAAGTCGCAGCCGCCGTCGTCGCTGTAATGGAGTCCGTTATGCCGTAGCCCGCAAGGGTCGTCGGTTTGGCAGTAATCGACGAGAACGGTAGCGAAATCAGCGAGCCGTCGTTAATGCCGCCGATATTGTCGTACGAGCCAATTTGTACGTTCGTCGAATCGGCCAGCACAAACCGATAGGTAGCGCCAGCGTCTAGCCACATATCCTCTGGCAGCCGTCCGCCTGAATCCAACACGATTGGATTCGGGTTTTCCGTAGAGCCGCCCGAACTGGTGTACGTTGCTCTCGGGTTCGACGTTCCAGCGGAGTATGTATAAATTCTTCCGCCAGACAACACGTTGCCGTTGTCGTCGAAAAACTGTGCGCCTGCGCCTGCAAACGCTGAAAGGTAAACGGTCATATATACACCTGCGTCATAGTAAGGATGACTGACGGAATTGCCGGGACGGGCGCAGCAGCCGCCGTAGACAGAATTTGCACGGACGTGTCATCAACCGACCACATCAACTGGAAGTAATCTCCATTTGACATGGACACAAAAAGGTTTGCCGCCACAAAAATTTCGGCGTTGTTGCCTTGGATACGCACCTGCGAGGCGGAGTCAGGAATGTTTACTCCATTGACCCGCCCCCATACGTAAAACAGTCCTGTGCCGCCCGAAGTTTTATCAAGCTGCAGCGAGAACTGCATATTGTAAATGGCAGGGCGCGTAACCTTAATGTGCGTGTTGTTCGCAGGGTCCACATATACGCCGTACCGACTTGACGACGTATTAAACTTCATCGCATACGCGGTGTTAATTGCCGCTGCCGTCTGCGTCGTCGTGTCGTAAAACTGGCCGTAATTGACTGGGTTTGGCTCGTATCGAGTAGGCGCTATCTGCAGTGCCTGTATCTCTGATTGCAACACCGCTGTTACGTCATCTGTGTCAGGCGATAACGCTTGGCCGACTTCAAGGTCGGCGATGCTGGTAGCCGTGGTCCCGCTGCCCGTCAACGTAAATTGGTTGTTGAGGAAGCGAAACCACTCACGCGAAATAAGGCCCGTCCGCTCGTCGATGAACGGAACACGCGGGGCGGGAATGTTCGTAATGTTTGCCATTACGCACTCGTCTGACTAATCGTCAGTTCAGCGCCCATGATGGCAACCTTGACGGGATCGGTGCCGCTGATTTCGTACACGCGGTCACGCAACTTTGTCGTCATGCCAAGGCGGCGGAAAATAGCGCGGGTGCCGTAGCGACCGATGCGCCCCATTGAGGTGGAGCGAATCTCTGTCCAGGTATGCCCGCCATCGTCCGACCAGCGCATCATCAACTGCGGGTTTGCACCGACTTTGATCGTGCTTGCAGGACGCTCGGTAATCAGCGTCAAACCAAGGTCTTCGGTCACGCCGAGGCTGTAAACCCCGTCTTCCGTATCAATGTCTTCGAGTATCTGCGTGCCGAGGTTTCCACTAAGTTGCGGATCGCCGGACTCAGTATTGATGGGGACAGACGTTTGCGTAGCGATTTCTTGTGCAGGGTCAAACGGGTCGTACCCGTTCAGCCCCACGCCCGTCTCGCAGTCGATCTGCAACGAATGATGCGTAGAACGCTTGAGGTTGTTTTGCCCTGTCGGCAGCGCACGCCACGACCGTAGCCATTTCTGCGTTGCGCCGTTGTCGGAGAACACATCAAGGCTAAAGGCGTACAGATTGCCGTTTTCGTAATCGCCGATGATAGGTTCGCCGTCAAAACGAACATGGCAGTTGCCGCGATGGCGTTTGAAGTCGCCGTTACGGAATCCTGCACGCTCGTGCCACGAACCCGTCGCCGCGTCATATACCCACGTCGTATCCGCGTTCGTAAAGTTCAGCACGTAGAACGTATGGCCGTCCTGCTGATAGGTGTAGCCCACCGCATCAGCGAGGTCATCGTATTGCTGTATTGCAAACTCTACGGCGTGAGTCGAAACACGTTGGCCTTGGTAGCCCTGCGCTCGATACACAATGCCTTGACCGCGAGCGTCGGCGCCAAGCCAGAACACGCTGTTGTCCATCTTGGCAACGGAGTAGGGCGCGATACAGCCGATTTCGTTGTACGCGCCTTGGATGCGCGTCAGCGGGAAGTCTGCCTCACCGCTGTTGTACCAAACCTCAACGCTGTTCGTGCCAAAGAGCCAGGCTTCGCGGTGGTCGATAATGAGCGACACCAAGCCATCTGGCGAGCCTTCTGCAGAGGCAAAGTCCAGCGGGTCGATTGACGTGCCATCAAGCAACGCGGTGACCCATACGCGCTGACTGTTGGGTTCGTTAAAAACAAAATAGCCGTCAAGATAGCCTACCGTCACCGCGCCGGGAAAATCCTCGTCGGTGATCTGTGCGAACTGCTGCGTGTTGGCGTTGTAGATATACCCATCAGGGTTAGCCGCGATGAATATTTGCGTGCCGTTGTCCGTCATGGATACGGGGCCAGTGCCGCTGACGTAACCAATCAATGACGCGCCCGTCTCTAGCGTGATCTTGCTGCCGTCTTCGAGTAACACAAAACTGCCGCTTTCAAGTTCCAGAAAGCCGGTTGTTTGGCCTAAGAAGGATCGGTCAAGTCTGTGGAATTCGTTGCCAGAAACAACATACAGATAATTGCCAAGCGTCCACAGCCCGCGAATCGGGCCGTTACCGACCGTTGCGCGTAGCGTGTAGCCGGGGCATCGCTGCAGATACGCAGGCTCCTTGCCACCCTCCGCAATCACTTCGGGGTACAAGTTCACCATCCGATTGTCGGCAGCGTTGACGCTACGAATAACGTAGCTGCTACCCAGAATCGGAGACTTCACGCTTGCGCTCCAACAAACTTATCCATACAATCTATAGACCGTTTATTGAGGGCATTAAGATGGAAACATGGAAGCCGATTGTTGGGTTTGAAGGTTTGTATGAAATAAGCGATCACGGGAATGTCCGCCGCGTTGCCAGAGGCAAGAAGTTTACGGCAGACCAGATTGAGACGGCGAAACAAATGTTGGCAGCTGGCGCTGAGTTGAAAGCCGTTGCTGAATTTCTCGGTACTAGCATTACGACCGCATTTAGCATCAAGCATGGAAAAACTTGGGCTGGCAACGCAAAGCATCGCCCTATAAAGCCTATTGTCGGATCGGACTTTTACTTGCGGGTCATGGCTTGCAAGGAAGGGCAATACAAACGAATTGCCATTCATCGAGCGGTGTGGGAAGCATTTAATGGCCCGATCCCTGGTCGTCTTGAGGTTAACCACAAGAACCTTGACCGCGCTGACAATCGATTGGAGAACTTGGAGTTGTTGACGCATCAGGAAAACGTCCAGCACGCCCACGCGTTATACAACGCCCAGCGAACGCATCTTTCGCCCGGAAATCGTCGCGGTCCCTATAGCAAGTATGTTAGAATTAAACATACTTAAAAATTCCCACTATAGATGTTGAAGCGCGGACGATTGATGATCATTGCCGCTGGCATTGCCATCACGTCATCCGGGTTATTGATGCGCTTCAGATTGCGTTTGCTGTACATCGCGATGCGCTTGACCTGTGGCGAGGGCTCAACGCCGTACTCCGGCGCGAGTTCGCAAGCAAGGTTGTAGCGGAACGCACGCAGATAACCCGGCGGGAACGCCAGCACGGTATCAAGCGCAGCAGGCTCCGTCAGCTTCTCTACCGATACAAAATGGAACTCCAGCACCCGTGACGGCACGGGGTAGAGATAAATCTCAATATCGGGATAGGTCGCGTTGTACCAGAGAATCTGCGGATAGGTAGACGTGACCGTCTTGACCGCAATGTTGTCGTATTGCTCTTGGTTAATCATCTTGATGCCGTACGACACATTCGTCGAGGCATCACGGAAATAAGTCGCATCGTCCAACTGCACCGGACGCTGACCGACGAAATCGCCAGTCGGGCCAAGGGTGCGGATGCGGGTGCTAGGCGGCCAGTTAAATACCTGGTCGATGGTGGAAAACACAGCGAGACGCTCCGTGTTCCACGAATCAATCATCTGATTGAGCGCCGTCAGGGCATCTTGCGCCATCGCTGCCGAGGGGGCTTCGGCTTCTGCCAGTACCCCGATCAAACGCAGCGCCCCGTTGATCTGGTCTGCAGCGGTAGTCGCCATCTTCTACTCCTTGCGTCGGCGCTTAGTCGCTCTCAACGCATTACCGGAATTCTCCGATGCCCCCATTTCTGAGGGCACCGGAGTCTCCATTTCATCAGGGTCGTTCGGATTGTATTCCTCCCAACCCCACTCCATGTCGTCTCTAGCCTCGTGCCACGAACACGCTACTTTCGTACCGTGACGCTCGTGTCGTAGGTAGATGACGGCCATGCAGTATTAGCTTACGCGGTAGCAAGTCCAAGAGCTGTCGCCGGTCTTGCGGGCACGGAAGTGACCCGAAGAACCCGCCGCCACAGCGCCCGCACCTACGAGCGTCCAACCCGTGCCAACAGCCACGGTGATGGCATCCGCACCCGCGTCGATGTTCACGACGTAGAAGTCGAAAGCCGCGTTGGTCTTGGTTGCAGACGAGATGCCCGCCTCAAGGTCCGCCACCGTCGGCAGCGTGAGGTTGCCCGCCGTGCCGTTGAAGGTGAAAAGACCGTTAGCAAGTTGAGCCGCCGTAGCAGTCGCTCCAGCAGTCAGAGCGGTCGGTGCGTCCTGCGAGAAAAGCAGGGCTTCGCCGACGTTACCGTCATTAAACTGGTATCCACCAGCGCCATTCGGAAGAGGCATGATTCAATACTCCTAAATTAGATAATGCCGTCGGTAATAGTTCTATCCGGTCGGCTCAAGAGGACTTTGTAGACCTCGCTCGCCGTCGGGGTAATCGAACTACCCGTGAAGTTGCCAAAGGTAATCGCCAGCGTATTCGCTGCGGAAACACGCGCCCCAACAATACCGAGGCCCGCTTGGGCGCTCGGCTTGTTGACGGCGACGTGATCCCCCGCCTCCAGACCGTTGACCGTGAACGTCTGCTCTGCAGAGGTGTTCGCGGACACGGCGGAAGGCGACAG